AACATCAATTTTATCGTAAAGTTCCAGAAAAGACTGTTTAGTTTCATCGTCAAAGCGATTAATGCAAACTTGAATTGCTTTTGCTTTATCTTTAAAAATAGCATAAGCACGAATGATATGAACCAAGCGGCGGGTGCTGATAATTTCCTCAATACCACCATCGTAGAACGTCTTCCTAATAATATCAGACCAATTTACCAACTGCTTGCAGAAGTCGGCATCATTGACACCAAGACCAGCAGCAACACCCTCAAGGATCTTCTGCTCTGTTTTAGGAGTCGGATACTCCTGCTCAAAAGTCACAGGGAAACGCTCAAGGAACGCCTCATTCAGAACGTTGGTGCCGATGAAGCGACCGTCATCAGAACCCTTACCCTTGGTGTTAGCAGTGGCAATGACGTTGAAACCAGCAGCAGGCTTGACCCACTTACCAATCTTCTTCAGAAACACACCCTTACCTTCAAGGATGGATTGGAGACAGAGGATTTTATTGGAAGCCAGGTCGATTTCGTCCAGGAGAAGGACTGCTCCTCGCTCCAGTGCTTCGATGACGGGACCGTTGTGCCATGCAGTGTTCCCATCAACAAGCCTAAAACCACCCACCAGGTCATCCTCATCAGTCTCAATCGTAATGTTTACACGGATCAACTCACGCTTCAGTTGAGCACAAGCTTGCTCCACACCAAACGTTTTGCCGTTACCAGAAAGTCCAGTGATGAAAGTAGGATAGAAAAGACGGGACTCAATAATTTTCCGAATATCACCAAAGTTACCAAACTTGACGAAGGTATCATCTTTCGCGGGGATAAGGTTTTGCTGTTCCTGAACGGGAACAATTGCAGCAGGTGCCTGGTAGGTTTGCTCCATTTGTTCCCGAACGGTAAGGTTCCACTTACCACGACCAGTTTTATATTGATCCAGTTTTTTAGTAACGGTCTGGTAGTTGGCACCATTCATAGCACACCAGGCACGAATTTCGGCGGCAGTCACAGACTCGCCGTACACTGCTTGGAGCGAAGTGCGGATGTAGTCGGCGGAGATGGTCATGATGTCGTTTGTGTTTTTCAACTGAAGTTATTATACAAGAAAAAAGGGGGTCCGAAGACCCCCAATGTGCCAGTTCAAGAATCGGACAACAAGAATTCTTCTAGTTCTTGTGCCATTCTTCGTCTGGAATGTCTTTTGTCAAGTTCAATACCGACCGTTCTTCCATACTCTTCCAATTCATCCTTGGTCATTTCGTGGAGGTTAACCTCACTTTCATATGGAAGAAGTTCAACAACTTCTTCCTCAGCAGCAGGTGCTTCTACTACTTCTTCTACTACTGGTTCGGGAGTTGGTGCAGGAGCTGGTGCTGCTTTTTTACCTCCAAGTAATTCTCCAAATCTAGACATTTTTAATACCTATTATTATAGAAATATTTATCAGGCAACAAGTTCCACAAACTCTCCAAGGATTTTCTTGTTCATCTTTTTAGATTTGAGACTCTTAACAAAGGCAGATTTGATCTGTGTCTTAGTAGCATCTTCCTTCACCTCAAACTCAGTGTCCTGAGCGAGAGCATTTGCAGAAATACCAAAGTAAGCGTTGTATCCAGACTTCTTGATGGTAAATGCTTTTTCCTTACGCCAAACGCTCATGGTCTTATCGTGCTCAGGACCAAAGTATCCACAATAACGACGGATAAAGGAACCAGCATCACGAGACTCAAGAACTCGGATACCAATGAAGTTGATATCTTTGAACTTGTCGCGGAGGTTGCGAAGAAGAATATCGGTAAACTCATACCACTCACAATCCAGAGAGTAAGTCATGCCAGTCTTACGATCGCGGAGGAAAGAATTGGGATAGATGTTGGAAGTACCCATGAAAGGTTCCTTCTCATAGTGGCGTTGAATTTCGCGGTGATACTTACACATTGCTGCCTCACCATCAGTTAGAACGACACACTGAACCTTTTGGAGTTTGTTTTCCTTCTGGAACTTAGGAAGAATCTGATGGAGAGCAATCAGAGTCTCATTCAGAGGAGTTCCAGAGAGACTCATACCATAAGGAACGGGATAACGAACATAACAGTTATAACGGAAGGAAGAAGCAAGACGGAACAGGTTCTTCATCTGTTCTTCCAGAGTTTTACCATTAGTCTTGCTGGTAAGCATATTCATCAAAGAGAACCACTCACCAACCTGAACCAGTCCATCTTTCTTGGTGTAGGCAAGTTCACGAATGTCTGCCTTACCTTCAATATCATATTTCACCAAAGGATAGTCACTAGTAAATGCATAAACCTCAAACGGGATGGCAACTTTCTTACAGAACCAAACAAGGTTGAAGAGTTGCTTGACCGTATCCAGCATCACATCACCCATAGAACCCGACCAATCAAGAATGAACACCAGACCGTGGTTCTTACCATCAGCAAGAGTGGTGACCTTCTTGAAGAGGTCTTCATTGTACTTGTAGGTGTGGAGTTTAGTACAATCCAACACACCAGTGCGAGAAGTAGTAGCACGGGCATAAGAATCTGCTGCCTTACGGCACTCAAACTCTTTCACCAGATAGTTGACCTCTTTCTGTGCGGAACGCTTGAACTCTACAAACTTACGATCGACTTCACCAAAGATTTCTTCGGTAGAGTGCTCTCGTTCTTCGAGATAAGCATTCCAGTATTCTTTACACTTATTATGGATTTCGGAGTTGGGTATGATAATTTTATTCAGGTCAAGTTGAGGCAACTCAAGGTAAACGTTCTCAGGACCACCATTCTCAACCAGTTGCTTGAGTGCTTCCTCAAGAGACTCCATGGTTTTGACTTCAGGTTCTTCATTGGTTTCGCCACCAGAAGCAGTAGGTTGCTGATCACCTTCAGCAGTACCACCGAAAGAATCAGTTTCACCTGGTTGCTCCTGATCATTATCATTCTCACCCTCAGGTTGGTCAGAGAAGTCGGATGCAGGTTGGTTACCACCAGTTTGCTGCGACTCCAAAGAATCCATTGGAGTCTTAGTCTCTTCTTCTTGCTTCTTCTTACAAAACTTATAAAGAAACTCTGCTGCGATAAGAACATCGGAGAAGGTCTCACAAGCACCAATCATACGAACGATAGGCATCTCATCAAATTCCACAAAAGGAATATCAACAAAATTACCAATCTTATAATACAGATTCACCTTATCGGCAAGGTTATATTCTTTTACATCATCATCACCGATTTGGAAGAAGTCTTGTTCGGCAAGCTCTTTGTATCCATTATAGAAGGTCTTGGAAAGACCAGCATAACGACGCTTCATCAGTTTCTCAATGCGAGCATCCTCAACCACATTCACGAACTGAGGAGGAACCTTACAAGTTTCCAACCAATTCTCATCTGGAGTGTAGAGAGCGTGACCCACCTCGTGACCAACCAGAAGATCATAAACAGTATTGCTTGCTTTCTCCCACATAGGAAGAGTCAACACACGGGTATGGACATTGAAACAAGCAGTCTCAACCTTCTTGTGCTCAACCACAAGATCCTCAGTGGCAAGGAGTTTAGCAAGTTGGGACTTGATTTCGTGGCGAACGGTCATTGGTCTGTTGCGTATGGACCTATTATACAAAAGAACCTCGCTGTTTAGGCGAGGTCATGTGACGCTTTTTAAACTGGCGCAGTGCTTCTCGCCGTGCTCTCATTGCTTGAGGTTTAAGTTTTCGTTTTTGCTCCTTCTTGGAGTGATGCTGCCAGTTTGGGGTGTTCATTCTTCTTATGCCTGTGAAGACACCATACGTGAAAAACCTTTGACTTTATCAAATCTGAGGACACTTTCAAATTTGTCCTGTAGGTCCGTCTTATGGGAGATGACAAAAATATTAGCATCTTTAATCACATAACGAATAATCTTAAGGAACTCATCTGTTCCAAATCCGTCAAGTGAAGAATCAAATACCTCATCCATAATCAGCAGGTTGGTGTTCACCGAGTTCTTGAGTCTTGCAACTTCCCTCCAAGTAAAGAGAAGTGCTAAGTCAATTCTCATCTTCTCACCTTCACTAAACGAACTATAAGAAAAGTCTTCGTGGATGGGAGATTTTACAGTTTCGTTAAACTCTTCATTAAGATGGAAGTTAATATAAAAATCCATCAGTTGGAGATAACGATTGACCTGCTGATTTATGAACGGAAGATACTTCTTGATTATCTTCGTTTTTACACCATCATCTCTGAGTAGAGAATAGGCAAAATCGTAATGAACGATTTCCTGTTTTTTAGTAGAGAGGTCTTCTATTGTCTTGTGGAGATTTTCTTTAAATTCTTCTAGTTTCTCATGTTCAGTATTTCGGTTTGCAAGGTTCTCGGTAATTGTTTGAATTTCATGCTCAAGATCTCTGATTTGTCTCTGGTTGAGGCTAATCCGAGTATTGTTTTGAGAAATGCCATGCGTTAAGTTTGTGATCTCCTGGGAAAGTGCGGTGAATTGACGCTCTCTTTCTTGTTCGAACTCAATTGTTTTTTCAAGTTCGTTATAACCATCTTTAAGTTCCTTTGCTTTATTTTGAGCGTCGCTAATTCTATTTAACCGAAACTCTTCCTCAATACTCTGAGTGCATGTAGGGCATACCGTATTTTCAGTGAAAAACTTATGCTCTTTCGTAATAGCAGACACTTTCTGGGAGATTTTACCTCTAAGATTGTTTAGTTTTACTAACTTTTTACTGGCATCTGTAAGACCTTGTTGCTGTTCAGTAAGTTTGCTTAGTTGCTCATTAGTCTTATCATTTTCTTCCATGTAAATACCAACTTCTTTGAATAAGTTGGTAATTTTTTCTTTGTTGGTATTGATATTGGCGTTTCCCCTATTCTCCAACTCATCGATGAAGTCCTGTTGCATCTTCATCTTGTCCTTAAGAGTTTCTTTCTTCAACTCCAAAGATTTGATTTGATCCTTCTTCTCACGAATCTTGTCCTTGATGAGAGCATTCATCGCAGAGAAGATACGAATATCCAATAGATCCTCAATCACCTCACGACGATTAGAAGTCGTCAGTTGCATGAATGGAACAAAGGTGCTGCTGCCCAGAATCACAATCTGAATAAAACTCCGGAAGTTTACCTTAAGAATATTTTCTTCTAATATTTTTTGATTAGCGCGGTCATCTGCTTCCTTATGAAGAGCAATTCCGTTCACTTCAATATCAAATAGAGATGGTTTGATACCACGTCTAATCATATATTCTTTATTGTTGATAGAAAACTCAATCTCAACAACACAATCTTTCTCATTAGTGGTGTTTACTAACTGTGGTTTGTTAATCTTACGAAAAGCACGATTGAATAAAACAAAACAAATTGCGTCAAGGCAGGTGCTCTTTCCTGCTCCATTTGTCCCAATAATTAAATTGGTTTTATGTTTTAAGAAATCAATTTCAGTAAAGTTATTTCCAGTGCTTAAAAAGTTCTTATAACGAAGTTTCTTAAATGTAATCACAATCGCACTATTCAGTAGAACTATTATAGGGCATTATACGCCCAAAGTCAAGTTTTCTTCTTTCTATTTTTGTCCAGTATCATTCAATCTAGGAGGAATAACGATATCATCTGGCGTTATGATAGCATACTTATATGAGTAATGCTTGCAGGTCTTTATGGCAAGATCATCATCAACCTCCACAACGTCCATTGAGGTTTCTTCATTGTCTTCAAGCATCATAGCATAACGCTCTGCATCATCCTCATCCTCAAAGAGAAATAAAACTTTATGTCCGTGCTGGTCTTGGACGGCATAAGCACCGTCTTCTTTATTGTCTTTAAGGGTAAGGAGAAACATTATTCTACTTCGCAAGCTTGTCTATACAAATCTTGGAAGATACCTTTGATTACAGTTTTATCAAACTCAAATTCTGATTCTTCAATATAACGATTTAGAATAGAAATTGTGCTTTCTTCTTCGTCAATATCAAACTCTTCGCTTTCATGGACATCAAAGTTCTCAACAATTTTGAGATCTTGAATTCCTACACTATGAAGTTTATCAATGAATCTTTCAAAATCTTTGGGGTTTGTCTTTTTACGGACGATTACCTTGACGATTTTGTTTTCATACTCCGTAGCATTGAAGAGTTTGTAGTTGGTATCCTCATAATAGATATTATAGAATAATTTATAAGGATTGTTTACTGGGGTCAGAGTGAGGGTTTCCGTATCAAAGATATGAAAACCACGAGTATCATTCACATCCGTCCAATACATCTCATAAGGATTTCCTAGGTATGAGATTCTTCCGTCAGACGATCGAGTGTGATAGTGTCCCGAGAAGACATGATCGAACTTCTCAAATAGTTTGCTTTCCAAACCATGCTCCATGATGATTTGTCGATTAACTCTAAATCCTTGTAATTCCAAGTGCCCCAGCGAACACCGGCAAGAAGTCTTTTTAATAGCGTTGAGAGATAATTCTTCATTTTCTTGATTAATCCACGGTAAAAATAACATTTTCAAACCACCAAGTTTAACTTCGGTAGGTTCTTTATAAACTTTTATATTTGAATAATTTTGTAAGAGAAGTTCTGGTGAATTTAAATTGTTAGTATTTTTAAAATATACATCATGATTCCCAGTAATAATATGAAAATCTATATTTCGTTTTAAAGCAGGATCAAATATAACTCTTTTTCCCCATTCTATCGCTTTATAGTCAATAGATTTTCTATTATCAAAACAATCTCCCATATGAATGATTGTTTTTACATTGTATTGGTCAAGGGCAGGAAAAAATACCTCGTTATAAAACTTCTCAAAATAATCATGAAGATATTGAGATGTTTTTCTTGCCCCTATGTGGGTATCAGAAATAATTGCGACGAGCATATCAACCTTTTAAACGATTTTCTTTCCAAGGAAGCATTTGTAAGTTTTCTACTCTACAACATTGTTCAGGTGATAATCCCAAATCAAAACATTCTTTTACAGACTGTATGTGGTCGAGTTGATATCCACCATCTACACCGGCAATAGTGCGTCGGTAGTTGTTTGGATTTATAACATGATTATACTCCGCATACACCAATTCCGTCAAGTAGGAGCATCTCCCCCTATACCTCTTCCATTCAGAAATATCATATCCTCTTTTTGAGGTGAGTGTTTCCGACATTTTTCTTTTAGTTTCTTCACTTCTAGGTCCGGTTTTTAGACCTTTATTCCAAGGAGGTTTACCAGAAACTCCATATCCTTTACCCTTCCGAGTTTCAGACATTCTCTTTTTAGTTTCTTCGGAATGTTTCTGAACTCCTTTAAGTCCCTTATTCCAAGGAACAACTTTTTTAGTCATCTGCTTTATGTTGTGTCGCACTTTTATTTATATGAAAAGGGGGGGAGAAATCCCCCCCTTTTGCTTAGGGTTGCGACACACATAAGCATGATTATTTATTAACGGTTCTTGTATTGGATTTGATCTTTGATGCTATTATACTCCGAACTGTGCCCAGAAAGCAAGCTGTCGTCAACCATCATAACCTCATCAAATCCAGTTCGCTCAATGATTTTAGTTTTGATATCCAGTTGCTTCTTCTCCTTCTGAATGCGTCTCAGAAAGGCGTAGTGAATGATCTGCGTAAAGTAAGCAAATGGATTCTTGGACTTTTCTGGATCGAAATTGTGAATGTATTGAACGCAATTTTCAATTCCGTCCGAAATCATGTCCTCACGGAACATATAGTTTACAAAGTTGGGTTTATAGGAAAGATGAGTTGCGATTTTAAGAAAACATTCACCAAGATAATTCGGAATTGGTGGTTTACCTTCCCACTGCTTTCCTCTTTCTTGTTTAGGTTGCTCAGTGAGATCTTTATTGAAAGTCTTTTTGTATGATACTTCTACCCTTGCACGGTAGTTAATCATTGCCTCTAACAACTCTTTATTATTTACATAGTGTTCTGTCTTCTTTTTGGGCATAACATCGGACTCTTCTAATATAAGTTGTTATTATTATACCATACTTTGGGGACTTGACAACATTGGAAAATATGTGTAGACTACCTTTGTCCGGGTTGAAGAGTCAGCTCTAGCTTTCTATTGAGTTATTAAAGATATCTTCAAGTTTCTTTCGAGCATCTTCTACCGATGATATATATCCCATCTTTTTAGAAGGTCTAGTAGGACCAGATTCCTTGTTATTGGATGAGTGATAAACATCTATTCCATCATCCTCTTCATCATTGATATAATTGTTGTAAATATCAATCAACCTATCATCGGTGGTTTCCGTCATGGTAATAATTCTATCAGGTTTTATAATAAAGATATTATCGGAAGACATTTCAATCCATGACTTTACCTTTATATGCATCCCATGATGAGTATTATAAACTTTCATCGTAATTGGGTTTTGCAATAGAAGCAATGGATCACCATCATTCTCATCAATAGAGACTAGTGATAGAATCTCTTCACCAGATGTAAGTTTTATGATTGCGTAGAATTCGTCTCCCATTAGTTTTTAAGCGGAATGTTTACAATATCGTAATTAAAATTCTCCTCGTTATAAACTTTAATTCTTTCGATTAGATGATTAAGGGTGTAATTTCTCCTAGACTTGTAGGAAATGTCGTCAGCAATATCATATAAAGTTGCTTTTGTCTTGTTATTGCCTTTCCTGAGGACCCTTCCAATACTTTGCAGATTTCTAATTCTGGACTTTGAAGGAGAAGCAAAAATAACATTGTGGAGATTCTTGATGTTAATTCCTGTAGAGAATGTTCCGTATGAAGCGACGATAATCGCGTTGTTTTCTCTTTCTGTAATCTCCCTCACCTTCTCTCTATCTTCTGTTGCCACTCCACCATGAACAAAGAAGACATGACGTTCATCTGCCTTAGAGTTATTTATTAAATCGTAAAGTGGTTGTCCGTGCCCTTCAACACGGGAGAATAGTATGAGCGTATTGCCTTTAAGATCAAGGGCAAGGTTACGTATAAACTTGTTGCGTCGTTCATGATTGATAATGTACTGGACTTCTTCTTCAAAATTTTCAAACTTATGTGGTGAGTGTTTTAATAGAAGCACGTTGATATCCAATTTGGCAACGTGCCCTTTCTTCATCAGTTCTTCCGTTCTGATGATCTTATATGATGGTCCAAACAGACCTTCCAACACCCACTTATGAGTTTGAGTTCCGTCTAGCGTGCCTGTAAAACCGAAACGATATTTACAGTCAGCAAGCTTAGACATTATAGATATTAAAGACTTAGACTTAAACTGGTGTGCTTCATCTCCAACAACCACATTAAATCTTGAAAAATATTTGCGGGGAAGTTTGTAGATGGACTGCCAGGTGGTGATAATCACCTGTGAGTCAGTCTCTCTTTCTTTTCCCGCATATATTTTGTGGCAAAATGAACCTACGTCAAACCCATAACTTGAAAAATCTTTATACATCTGCTCTACAAGGGATGTCGTTGGGACAACTACGAGAATATTTTGTCCTTTCTCAACGTAATATCTCACAATCGAGTATATCATCAGGGACTTTCCAGAAGCAGTTGGAGATATCAACAACTTTCTATTATGTTTTAGGGCGTCGTATACTCCCTCAACTTGATAATCACGGGGAGTATAAGCACAAATAGAATTCATATAGTCTTTTACACCTTCTTTTGAAATATGTTCATTTACCTCAAAAGGAAGTCCATAAAATTTATTATTCTTAAATTCATATGTGTAGTTGTGATTTTCACAAAATTTAATAAGTTTATCTAGTAAACCACAATATATTTCACCAGTATTAACATTAAACAAATAAATGAAACCGTCCCACCATTTATTTTTATACGCTGGTGAAAATTTTGCGTTTGGAACTTCAAACTGAAATGTATCTCTTAATTCATAATAGACGTGAGGTTCTGCCGTAACGTGTAAAAAAACCTCATTTTTCTTTTCTATAATCAAATGACTCATATTTTATATCATTCTGATACAAATATTTATTTTGGTAAAAAACGACCTTTATCATCTCTTTTTTTATTCAAAGTTGTATTTTGACCTTTTCTTTCCTTGTTAAGTCTAATCATATTTTCTCTCCTCCTCTGCCTATCTTCTTCACTAACATTTAATTTATATCCACTTCCTTTTTTCTCATTCATCATTTTCGCCCTATTAGAAAGAATATCTCTTTGCTCTTCACTTAAAGTTTGTTTTGTTCCCTTTGGACATCCAGTTATTTTTTCCTTTGTTTCTTTTGAGTGTTTATACCCTAAACAACCCTCTCCTCCTTTTGTTAAGTTATAGTCTGGTTTAAAATATTTAATCCAATATTTTTCTCTTTCTTTTAAGAGTTTTTTATTATCACCTTGTTCTATTTCTTCAACTATAAAAAAATCTTCTCCATACTTTCTAATTGCAGAGTGGAGATATGTATGTCTTTTTTTATTTTGTCTTGATGCTCTTATATGATTTCTCAATCTTACTTGAATTTCATTTATTGTAAACCCAATATAAATTTTATTATTTTTTAAATTAGTTATTTTGTAAATATATGCCATTTAAATTGACCACCCATAGTCCCATTTATATAAAAAAATACACATTAAAAAGAGGCATTTCTGCCTCAATTATACCCGGCGGTAAATTTTAAAAATTCTATACTATTCTTAATTTGATAAGTTCTGTTAGAAATGGTCTTGATAATGTCCTCAAGAAAACGAAGCATCACATCATAATACCGAATCTTGACATCAATCTTATTCAGTTTCTCATCGGCGTCCATATGCCTCTGTAAGGCGTCTTTGTCTCTTACCTTATATGGGAATGGTTCTTCGGCATAAACCTCTGGATCTGCCTTTCCTGTGTAGTAGTTATACCTTTCAAGTTTGACTCTATTATAAGTCTCTCTTGCTCTTTCTTTTAGAAGAGTAATTGTATTATACATGGTATAATACTTGGCATGAAGTTGAGGAATTTTTAAAGACTCATCATGTAGGTTATCTGGATCAATGACAGAATCTCTCTGCCACATCTCCTGAATTTGATCAAGGTTCATAAGGGTGTTCTGCCGTCGGCACCTAAGATATTATACACAGTATACTTGAAAGTGACATCTGCTGTAAAGTAGTTGATGTCAGAATCTGTTGCCTCAAAATCTAGGGAAGTCAAGTATATTGGAAACAAGTCTTTAAATTTTACAACAGCAACGTCTCTAAAATTACTGTTTAAGATGTGTAAACTTCCATCACTAAACTGTTTTTTTAAATCTTGTACTTCACTGGTGGTCACCAAATCTTTAAAATCTTGCGTAGTTTCTGAATATCCAAGACCGGTCAACCAATTATGAATTGCCATATAGTTACTAAGATTTTCATCAACCAAAAATCTCAGTGAAAAATCACCATAAGTGAGTTTATCGCCAGGAACATCAAGGTCCTTTAAGTATGATGGTTGTACGGCAGTTCCTAAACTAATCTCAGGTATTCTTGCAGAGTTGCAGAAAAAAGAAACCTTCGGTTCTTTTGTCAATCTAAAATTAAAACCAACAGGTGATAAAAAGTTTCTATTTCCTATTTGCTTATCAAATGCACCAGCCATTTGTTTTTATTTGTATTTAGATAAAAAAAGAGGGTTCCGAAGAACCCTCTGAGAAACCTTGTGAAAATGGATCACATGAGGTTGAGAACCTTGACTCTTCTGTAGTAGCGGTTGACTCCAGTTTGAACACCGTTATCGGCAACAGCGCCAGAAGCGGCACCAGCGTTTGCGAATGGGTTAGCAACGATACCGTAGCGAGTCTTAAAGCCGATCTTAGGCTGGAAGGTGTTCTCGCCAACGGCACGTACCATCTGCAGAGGAACGTATGGGCAATAGAACAGACCTGCGTCATAAGGTGAAGTACCCTTATAACCAACAACGTAGTACTGTGAACCAGAACCAACGTTTGCCGAATAAGGATCGATGTAGACGCGATACTTACCTTGCAGAACACCAGCGAAGGTGTTACCAGTGTCATCAACGTTCAGGTTAGCGTTGAGTGCAGGGGTGTAATCGAGAACGCCTGCCATGGTCAGTGCAGAAGCAACGTCTGCAGAGCACATGATGACGTTGCCCTTTCCTCTACGAGTTCTTTGTGCGATAGCGTTGGCATCGCGCTCGATTTGGAAGATCAGACCCTTGAACTTCTCAACAGACCAACGACCGTTGGAGTCAACGTCGAGGTCGAAAGTACCAGCGTTAGCAACGTTGTCCTGAGCACCAGTCTCAGCAGACTTGTAAATGGTACGGATAACTTCACGGTTGATTTCAGCGAGGATCTCAGTTGACAGAATGTTTGCCAACTCAGCTTCTGCATTCAGACCGTGAATTGCCTTGAGGTCCTGAGCGAGTTCTAAGGAGTACTCAGCCTTCAGTGCTCTTGACTGTGCAGTAACGGTGACCTTCTCAATCGAGAATGCCATCTCGTTGAACTGGTTGTCGCCATCGTTACCAAGACGCTCAGCGTCTCCAGTCTGCATACCGCCACCAGTGGTGTAGTTGGACTGTGCGTCGTTGAGGAGAGCAGGATTAGATCCGGTAGAAGCAGCGGTAGTACCAATACCCAGAACATCACCCATTCCGGTTGCCTGAGCACCAGAGAAGTTGGTGTTTGCTTCGTCGAACAGTGCCTCAGCACCAGACTGGCTGGTATAACGGGAGCGCATTGCGAAGATGAGTCCAGTAGGACCGTTCATTGGTTGAACGCCTGCGAGGTCATAAGCGACCAGGTTAGGCATGGAGCGTCTGATCAGGGAGATCAGAACAGGGTCGAAACCTGCGGTGGTCTGACCTGAACCACTACCGAAACCACCAGAGCTATTAACACTGTTGGAATATGAAGGTGCTTCGGACAGGAACTCACGCTCTTCGCGGAGTGCTTTTTCTTGGTTCTCCAGGAGAACTGCGGTAACCATTCTCTTGTGAGCATCGTTGATGCCACCGAGTCCCTCATGGTTGAGGATAGGTGCCCACTTCTCCTGCAGAGCTTCAGCATTGAAACCTTGCATTTGAATTTTACCTCTTAAAAGTTTTAGTTTGACTTATAATCTAAAAATCACTTTCTAGAAACTCTGGTCAGAGTGCTGAGATACGACTCCATCAAACCAGAAACTGGTTGTGAGGAGATCTCAGTATTCTCAGAAATATTCTCTGAGTTGTCTCTTTGAGTACCGGCGTTTGCTGGGAAATAAGAATTTCTCAGAGTTACCAGTTTCTCACGATAGGTGTCTTCACTATCAAACTCAACATTTTCTGCAAGAGAAGCGAGTTTTTCTTTCTGTGAAAGTGCGAGACCTTCACATACTTCTGAGAAGATCGTATCTGCGACCGACTCTGCTAATCTTTGTTTGAGAGCAATATTTGACTTAATTTGCTCGTTGAGTTTATCTTCCATCTCATCTAATTTCTCTACCATAGTAGAGAGTACATCATATTTCTCTTCAGGGATAGTTACATAATGTTCTTCAAAAAGACTCTTCATTCCAACAAGGAATGATTCGGTCATTTCGGTCTTGAGTCCTTGCTCAACTGCGAGTTGATTTTCGGTCATCCACTCTTCAGCGACATACTCAAGATATGCATCAACTCTGTCAGTCAGTTCTTCCTTAATGGAAGAAACTTGCTCCTCAAGAGCCTCTTCATATTGTGCAGTCAGTTCTTCTTGAACTTGTGCGACTTTTGCCTTAATAGCAGTTTCAAAAATGGTGCGTGCTTTCTCTTGGAATTCCTCGGAGAGTTCTTCGCCCGCAAGAAGTGCCTCAACATCTTCTTCCATGCTGTACTCTACAACTTCTTCCTCTTCGGCAACCACTTCCTCTTCGGTAGTTTCCTCTTCGGTAACTACTTCTTCCTCAGCAGTTTCTTCTTCTGCTTCGGCAACTACTTCGCCTTCGACCTCTGCCTCTTCCTCAGCCATTTTTTTCATTGGCTCAGCAGGCTTAGCACCTCTCTTTACAACGTCTGCGACTGTTGCGATTGAAGGTTCTTTGAGTTTAGCAGAAGCATCGTCTGCTTTATAGTTTTCTGGAGTAGGACCACCGAGATCTTCCCAAGAACCAGTTTGTCCATCAGGAATACCTGTGGATAACTTCTTCATTGGTTCAGATTTAGCAGCGCCTTTCGTTACTACATTTTCCATTTCTTGTAAATTGCTACCAACGGACATTTGATTTATTTAGATTTTTGTATAATCTATATTTATTTATAATTTAAAGATCTAAGAGAAATGTCTTAAACAGGTCAAGTTTATGCTCTTCGAGTCTTCTTTGGTCAACAAGAGTGTTAATTCTCTTCTTGGTCTTTTCTGCGAGTTGCTCACGAAGGATTCCACCTTCCCATACCCACTCTTTTCCTTCCATAATTCCCTGAACAAAAGCATCAGGAGCAGAAGGATCGGCAACGATATCAGCAGCAGTTGCCAACATGAAATCTTCACCGACAACTTTGTGACCTTCATTTGTAGTTCTTAATGAACCAACACCACGAGAAGAAACACCAAGCATTACACCTTCATCAAGAAGTGAAGATGCAATCTTACCCATTGGGGTATTGAGGATTTGTGCTTTTCCTCTGAAATTACTTCCTTCTTGAACGAGTGAAGTGATTTTGTGAGAAACGCGATCAAGGTTCACAGTAGGACCATCGGGGTGACCAAGTTCACCGAGAGCACGACCTTTCTTGACGAAAGTTTCGTTGTATCTCTTTACCTCACGGGAAAGAGTTTCCATAGGATACATTCTACCGTTACGGTTTTTGATGTCTCCTTGGAGGAAAACTCCTTCAATATACAGTTTCTTATTAGCACCTTTTCCTTCGGTGATAATCTGTACGTTTGAAATTTCTTCTGTGATAAGTTTCATTGTTTATCCTGTGAATCCTACTTTAAATCCTTTTACTGATGAATCGGATGCTGAAATTTGATCATTTGGTCCTTTCTCAAAAAACTCAATTCTTCCGGCAGGCATTGATACTGTTGCAGTGCTTGCATACCCAGAAGTAGTGCTTTTCGCAACACTTACTGTTTGAGTATTAGTAGCATGACTATTCCAAACTCTAATGACAGTTGCATTATCTAAAGTAGTTGCTGCATTAAGTGCAACCTCAGATCCAGTTCCAACTAATAAAGTTCTTTGAGCCATTATTCTTGATCCTCTGATTGTTGTTCGTCATTAAACATGGATGCGCCAACATTTGGACGAACAGCATCAATTCTTTGTGCAGATTTTGCATAAAGAACATCTTTGATCTTGTCGCTAATATCCGAAGCGGAAGCATCCGATCCTATCAAATTTACAATTTCTTCCATGAAAAGTGATTATAACTATATTTTTTATTTATATCTCGCCACCTTTTGGTTCTTTTACTTGTGTGATATTTCCTTGTGCTTCTAGATCTGGTTCCATGGGAACATCGCCCATCATTCCCATTTCACCTTCTTGTGGCAATGGTTCTCCTGTGATTGGGTCAATAGAATTTGGATCGGGAATAATGCCATCCTTGATTTCTTGTTCAATCTGTTCGTCCATTTCGATCATTTCTGCATCAGTCTGGCGAAGAACCTTTCTACGAACCCATTCGGTAGAATAATACTTACCAATATAAGGTTCGATGGTTGCAAGAATACCAAGACGCTCGTTGAGCATCTCAGTTTCTTTTAATTCTGCAAATTGATTGTCATATAAGAAATCATATTGAATATGATCAGCGATCATTTCCCAATCTTCTGGGGACACGATGTTTTTGAGAATCAATTGCGTTTTCAACATGTCGTTAAACATTTGAGCAAAACGCTTTCTTAAACGACCAACAAACTTAGCAAATTTAAGTTCGTCTCTCAGAATCTCAGAAGAACGACCAAGATTGAAACCACCATCGGAAGCGATTCTTGACTCAGGAACTCCAAGTGCTCTATAAAGTTTCTTTTGGAAATACTCAATATCGGCAAGTTCACCAAGATTTTGACCACCAGGAAGTGTAGAAATTTCGGTTCCTCTACCACCCTCTCTTCTTGGAAGCCAGAAATCTTCAAGCATACTCATATGCTTTTTGTCGTCACGAACTTCTCCGGTGTTGGCATCATAAACCAACTTGTTACGATAACGCATCATAACATCACGGAGATATTGTTCTGCCTTTACTTTTGGAAGATTGCCAACATCAATATAGAAAATACGACGTTCTGGTGCGCGTGACAAACGGTAAATGACCAGAGAGTCCTCAATCATTCTAAGTTGATTGAGTGCTTTGATTGCTTTATGAAGATATGAAAGAACTGATCCTTTATTTCTATCAACTAGACCAGAAGTTACATATGTGATAGAATCTTTTGCAATCTTAATAGTATTCTTTTTCTGAGCACCTGCCATCACAGGATAGTTGGGAGTCGGAGAATACATAAAGTATTCTTCAATCTCTGGGTTTGCTACCTTTTCTTCCGACGCAAGTCTAAGATTTACTAATCTCTGTTCTCCCTCTTTTTTCTTTTCTTGTCTGACATATTTGATTTTTAATGGATCAATATATCTGAGTTCCTTAATTCCTTCTTGTGGTTTTTTGGTATCGATTACTTTCAAATAATAAAGTCTTCCATCAACATACCAATTTCTAAAAATTTCGTGTGATTTTCTATCAAAATCAAGTATTTCTTTAATTCTTTTGAATTCTTCTCTGATTGCTTTCTTTAACTTATCGGTTGCATTCAGGTTAGATAATTCAATTTCGATTGGTGAATCATAAAGATCACTGACAATTGCCTCATTAACAACATCTTCAATGGCACCATCACATTCTGGATGAAGTGCCATCTCACGATATCTTCTGATTAAATCATACTCAGTTCTATATACACCTTCAATATCTACGTATTGACCATAAAATCCGCTAGAAATATAATGATCAACCCCGTCCTCATTTGACTGAGGAACGGGGGACACTATAGAAGCGGATTTTTTATCTTTATCCTCAATTGAAAAACCAAAAAGTTTTGCCATTATAATCTTGACTAGACTGTTATTTTACTATTTAGGCGATGTCCTCACCACCAGCATTAGGAGATGTTCCTCTTGATGCTTCCCACCACTGAACCTGAAGTTCTACAGTGAACTCTTCAATGGTGTCAGTTGTTTCATAACTCAGGTCGATAGTAGAAATATTGGTTGGGAACACATCATAGAAATGATATGATCTCAGGATTCCTCCATCACGACCAAGTTGATAAACATAAGCATCTGCCTGATATGCTTCTGGGTCAGTCAGTCCAGTGCCATCATTCATCTTGTTGATCGTGTTCATCCACTTCTCGAATGCCGAGCGAATGGAGAAATCAACATCGTTGATGACGGTGATTGTCCAGGTTTCGAATGTTCTATCACCAGCGATCTTGAGAACACGACCTCTGAATGGAACATCGATTGGAGCAACTGTTGATGCAGGCAGTGCCGCTGCCTTGACAAGGAATCTTGCCTTTTGGAGAGTGTCATTATCGACACCAACGGCACCTGGGAATGCTAACTCAACTTCAAAGAGATTGGGTCTTGCACCACCACCAGTTAACTTACTCTTAAAATCGGTGATTTTTCTGAGTGGAATGTTGTTTTGTTGTTGACGGGTTGCCATAGTTCTTTAAACCTCTAATTTAATTAAACGTTACCAATTACTTCTTCAAAAGCAACACCAGTTTTGGTGGCAACAAATGTAAGACCGATGAAGTTAATCGACCTTGCAGGTTTGATATAGATGTCAGCGACAAACTCATTGTTGTCGATAACGGCAGCAGTGTTATTTGTTTCATCGCAAATAACGACATAATCCTGAATTCCTCTCTTGGCTTGAACATCACGGAGGAATGGTTCAACGATATTTACAAAGTTTGTTCTCGTAATCTCATCATTGAACTCGAAGAGTTGATCCTTGGCAGCAGCAGAGATTGCATCTTCAAGATATACAAACAGACGACGGACATTGATTCTGTCGAATGCCGATGCCTTAGCAAGTCCAGTTTTGTCTCCGAAGAGAACAATACCAGCGCCAGGTGAGAAGATGACTGGATTTACTCTTGCGGAGTAAAGTCTATCTCTCTGAATCTTGGAAGGATTATAAGCAAGTTTAACTGCATTGAGGATTGCACCCCTTGCCGTTCCTGCTGGTGAGAACCATGGGAATTGATTAATATCGTTGCGAGCACAGGTTCCAGCAATGTCTCCATTTAGAGGAACATAACGGAAGGTGTTTGCAAATCTGTCATACATGTACTTATAACCACTATCAAATACTGCATAAGATGAAGATGTGACGGGAGCAAAGAAACTCAGGACATTGTTGGTAATATCTGAATCTGAATTAATTGCGGCAGCTCTGTCATCTGAAGTATCTGTAATAGCAGCTGCTCTGTAAGGAGAAATGAATGCAAGTGCATCCTTTCTTGCTTCTGCTACTGCAATCAATTTGTTTGCAAGTGCCTGAGCATCTTGCTTAGAGTAAGAAGCAGATCCCATCAACAGGAAATCAACTTCATAATTTTCAGTATTCTCAAGAAGTCCATAACTAGTAACTAAACTGCTGAGATCCGATGATAAAGCACCAGAGGAATTAATGTCTGTTCCTCCATCATAATTGTATCCAGTTCCTAAAGTATTATTTGAGTTACCTGTCGCAGCAAAAGTAATGCCCTCAGCATCCTGATCCCAACCTACATCAGATTCAAGAGTGAATCCAGAAGAATATCCAGTAGTTACAATTCCTGTAGGAGCACTTCCACCAAAGAGGTACTCGGAATTATTTGCAAGATACTTTCTCCAATAAGATGGTGATCCTACAGAGAATTCTGCATCTTTTGCCTTAGAGAGACTGAGGTGCTTCTCAAGAACAGTACCAGCATTTCCAGTTATTTTTCCTTGAGCATCAATGACAACAACATGAACCTCATCAAATCTTGAGTTTCTTGCTGCAGCATACTCAGAAGTTCCTGGACGGTCAGCAATAGTATTCCACTTAATTGTGGATGAAGAAGTCAGAGTAAGATTCTGTTGATCAAACCAATCTGCCTGAGCAGTTACTGCTGTCGTTCCATATGATACTGATTGACCATTAGTGTGAATAGCAACTGTACCATTAGAAAACTTGTAAACACCAGATGGTTGATAATCGACGTTAGTTTCAGTTCCACCGGCAGAAACGTGTGAAAGAACCTTTACATCAACTTGTCCACTTCCAACATTGGTAATAACACCTTTAAGGTAACCATCAAGAGTGGTTGTTGATCCAACTCCAGGAAGAACTGTTGAAATTGCTTGCGTAATACCATATCCTACTACAGGTGCTACTGCAGATACGGTTTCTACAGCAAAATTCAATAAGTATGTATCTGAAACTGTATTAGTGGAATCAGTGGATGCTACTACTTCTAATGCGCCAGTATCAATAGAAATAACCGTAGTTCCTACTCCAAATGGACCATTTCTAATAACATCGCCAACTACAATTCCTGTTGTTGTAGTTAATCCAGTAATTAAATTAGTAGTAACACCAACAGTACCAGCAATTTCAACTTCACTAGTAAATGTTGAGACATTACTTGTGTTCATCGTAAGGGTTTGGTCTGCTTTAGCATCAATGATGCCTACTCTTAATCCATTTGCCCAAGAACCTGGGGTTCTTGCTGCAACTATAACATTGGTAATGGCATTCTCATCATATCCAAGTTGCTCATAGTGCTCAACGCTCTTGATCTTTACGCTACTTGCAGTACCAACAAAAGCGTTGGTAATATTTGCGTCATCGGTTCTTATAACTCTCAAAGGACCGCCATATGCCAGGAACGACGATGCCGTTAACCAGTGCTCGTAGTGCTTGTCCTGAGAATATGGTTTACCGAATACGTTCAGTAAGTCTTGTTCGTTTTCAACTAACGTAGGAAGTTCTACTGGACCTTGGGCAAAAGGTGCCGCAATAGCTCCAATACTAGCAGAAGTTGGATCAACTCTTCCTACTGTAAGGTCTACTTCCCTTACTACAATACCAGGAGATGCTAAATTTAATGGCATCTTGTTTGTCCTCGCAATCCAAATTTATCTAAAAATATTTAGGAAAAGGGGTATTTTCAGCGGGGAAATCGTGCGTGAATATCTACCAATCAGGATATTCCCAAACAATATCCTTTTTCTTTTTAGATTTGACTCTTTTTATAGTACACTGCTTACATTCATAAGAGTATGCCGATGGTAAAGTCCCTCTATCTCTTCTAGTCAAATAGTAATCATCCATCAAACTTTTTATTTGTCCACAAGACCTGCATTTACGATCAAAGAACAATAAATGTTCCAATTCCATTTGATCGTCAAATTCCATTATCTATAATCCCACATGTAAGACATATCACCATATTCATCGGCATACCATCTATCACCATTTGAATCCACAAACTCACTTTCATCATCTACTCCATTTAAAATAAATCCAAACGGTGCCATGTCTTGTTCTATTTGATTTTTCTGTTCTTCATAAATTCTTTTACGAACATCATTATCCGTCATCTCCTTGAAGTAGTCTTGTGCTACCAACCAAGAGAAAATAACAAGACACATTGCTAGGTCATCGTTACATCCTTCTTCTGCCTCAAAAGAATTGTGCTTCTGTGCAAATGTTGTAAGTTCTGATATAATCTCATAGTCAACAGTCAGTAACTTATCATCTTCTAACAGAGTTTTTAAGTTAGAGCATCCCAACTTTTTGACAGCAGCAGTCATTCTTACACCAAGTTGAGATTTCTTACCACTAAAACCAGATCCTACAATTTGACCAGCACGTCCTCTCATCGCACACATAAGGACATTCTCATATTCCAAGTCAAAGTGGAGAATATTCGCTACCTGATCTCCAATATCATTGACTTCTATCAATAACCATGCTTGATTATATCCCTTTGCCACATCATGGATGACACTAGGAAATAACATTGGTTTGATTTCGTTATTTCTATATTTTGCTACTACCTTATAAGGAAACTCTGTAATATCAAAAACAATAAATGCGGAATAGTCATTGCCCAATCCACGAGCAACATCAACTGTGATTAAGTAATTATGTTCTTCTTTTGGATTTTCGTAAATATCAAGTCCAGCATTTCTTTTTAGCGGACTCTCATATACAAGATTTCTAAGTTTTGCTGGATTGATAAGTGTATTAACTGATCCTAAGAATTCGCACTCAAACTCAACCTTAAACTGTTGTTCGGAAGTGTTGGCAATGGTTTGCTCTTTCCAAGCATCATCTCTACCGGGAACTTCAGACCAGTGGACATCAGTAGGTACATATTCATTCTTCCCTCTTTCCGAATCATGCCACATTCGGTAGAAATGATTCATACCCCTTGGGGTGGAAACGATAATTACCTTTGTGCTCTGTCCAGAAGAAATAGTAGGATAAACAGAGGCAAAGAAGTCATCAGCAATGTGATTCGGGATGAACGCGAACTCGTCAAGAAAGATGACATTATAGGATCCGCCTCGGACAGCAGATGAAGAAGTAGAGTTAGACGAAAT